TAGTATCGAATAGGGAGTTGTAGACTGAGATTCGGAAACAATTGGGAAACCTACACGACGGACGAACTCTTCAGTAACTTGCTGAAGGTACATGTTCAACTCATGTTTCGTCCACCTCGTGTACGTGTTGTCCTGAAGAAACCCTTTTACCCTGTTTCTTGCCTCGACAACATTTATTGGCATTATTCTACCTCAATTTTATCGTATACTGCTTTTTGCTCTTCCTGTACTTCATTCATGCGTCTTCCATGACCTTTAGGCCATTGTAAAATCTGCATCGGGTAGCGATGTACATCATACCCAACAAGTTGCGCACCTTCATGAGGTTGGAAGTATTTAGTCTCTGTGGAGTTTAGAAGGTTATTAAAATGCCCAGGAGGGACAGCGACTCGTATATTCCTTGGGACTGATATACTCCAATCTCTCCAAGAAACGATTAACGGCCCCATCTCGGATTGATCATCTCCAAATCCAAGAACAATTACAGCCCAGCCATCGGGTGATGGTTGATTGGCACCTACTACAAGGGCTTGTTCGTGTCCACCTTGCTTGAAGGTATTTAGCTTACCACCTGTCTGGAGATGATTCCCTCGGATAACATCACCATGACTTCCAGAAGGTATTAATCCGCCTGCTACTGCCATTTTTTCCTACTTTTGATGAAGTAATAAAGTAACCCTGAAGTTGGAGCTTCATCCCCAACGATTCGGAGATTTAATAAAATATCCCCGTTTCCTCCAGGCTCTAGGAAGGTTGCAGAAGGTTTCTGGTGCCATTTATTAACCTGTCCACCATCAACCCAATCCAGATAGATTGTCTCATCATCTGTTCTACCCGCTTGCCTACCTACTGATAATTTTAAATCAACGCCTTCAAAGGTTTCTGCCACAACAACAGTTATCAATTCAGGCACAAATTCAGGGAAGAGTTTAATCTTCAACGACATTGAAGATGCTAACATCCCTGTTGAGGGGTCAACAAGGGCTTCTGCGGTTAACGTAGAAACCCCTGATTCCCTAAAGAATGTAGAGACAGGAGCCTGAGGCTCCCATCCCTCAAAACGACTAGCTGAGTGACGAACAGCCAACCTCTAGCCTATACATCCACTGCTCCTGTAAAATTTTACAGGCATACCAGGATTTCCAGCCAACACTTCCAGACTGCCCAAGGGGGTCTGTAACCGCAGGTTGTGGCATCACCACTTTAGGAATGACAGAGTCAAACCCACTCAGGGATACACAACCAACACAATCGGATGCAAAAATGATTACGGGATAAACCTTCGCGTAATAATTTGAGCCAGTATTACCTGGGCGATGTGTGATCAGAGTGTGACCAATATTCCATGCCCCAGACCCATCATTTGCAGCCATATCAGCTCCAAGTTCACCTGCAACCGTTCCAGAAGTGCCAAAAATAGCAGTCCCAGTCTGACCATAGGTTTTATTGGCGGTGTCAAATGCGACATCAGAGTATGCAGGAGCAGTTTCACTCTCAAACCCAGGCTCATAAGCAGCTTCCTGAGTAATTGTGATATCCGTAGATGTTCTTTCTGTCCCATCAGGGTCAAATCCAAAAGGAGATGCCTGTGTGGTCAGAATGAATCGGATAAGCCCAACAGCTCCGAGTTCTCCGTTCATGCTCTGCATCCCACCATTAGCGAACTTCTGGTAAGGTACATAACCTGGGAGATCTTCGATGTCTTGGCGAAGGTCTGGATGACATACTGCGAAGTATGAATCAGGAATCGCACTTGTGTCATAGCTTGAAGAAGGCTTGACTAGTTTTGCGATCTTGGTCGCTTCGTTGTTCTCAAGAGTTCGGATAGCAATATCCAAAAGCTCTGTTGAAGAAGCTGTAGACAAATCCGCAGTAGTCCCAACAGTAGATCTACGACCCATCGTATTACCAATAGTTCGATTCACTTGGTATCGAGCAGCAGCAGCAGTTCCACTATTTTGCGCATTACCAGAGGAAAAACCAGCATACGTTGCCTGTGTCCCTGTACGGAAATGCAAGTAACTGAGATAGTCCATTAACTCAGCAGCCTGGATGCTCTGTCTTTCAACAACTTGGTTGATGACAGGATCAGTTGCAGCAGCAACAAGTACGTCTGTGGTATTCACATACGACCCGTATTGATGCAGTTTTACTTTAATAGTAGTCTGCGTCAAAGAATCCGCTGGTGGCTTCAAGCCTTCTGCGAGTGGGACTAACGGAAGGGTGAACTTCTCGTATCTGCGCCATCGCACTTCGAGTCCGTCGTTTTGAGACTTTGTCTCTTTTTGAGCGAATCTGGCGAACACCATGCTTCGCTTTGCGATGGCTAGAAACTTTTTTTGGATAGTAAATCCATCGGCCTCAGATAGAGACCCATACTTCATGGTGGAGGCAGCAGTTAATTGCCCCGTTCCACCTCGATGATGAGTCGTTATTTCAGACCCATATGCACTCATTGCCATAAGTACCTCATTAGGTAAATAAGTTTAAAATCTATCTTCACCCAAAGAGGATGAAGACTATTCTACTTTATATTCTGGGATTGCATCCCAAAGTGCCTGCCCTGATAAATTGTTTTGTCCTTGTGGAGCAACTGGGGGCTGGCCTCCCATAATGCCCTGAACATCCTGCCTTCTCACTTCTTGCTGAGGAGTATAATTCCCAGTGAATTGCTGCCCCTCAGGTGTAGTCAAAAAAACATTGATACAATCAACCTTATGATTCATCTCACCATGCCTCATCTGCCAAACACGTTGCCGATCTTGGTTGACCCAAGTGATAAAGGATTCGTGATCAGCCAATGCAGGCCAGACATTTGAACCAAGACGCGAACTGAGAGCTGTATTGGCCTGACTCGACTCGACTCTTCTTTCAAGAGACTCATTCCTGGCTTCAAGAGCCTGGAGTTGGCTTGCCATGTCAGTGCGTTCATTCTCTCTGTCCTGCTGTAACTTCTGAGTTTCAAAAGCAATCATTGCCTTTGTAGCATCAGCTATCTCTGGAAAATCACTTATTGCCTGTCGGACTTTATCTGTATAGAAATCATCCTCAGACACAGTATTTTCCACTTCGTGAGGTTGCGTTTGTTTTTGCTGAAGCTCCTGCTGAAGTTCCAGGTTCCGCAATCTCTGTTCAGTCGCCTCCTGCTCTGATTTCCGTGCTTCAGAAACGGTACGGTCATACTGAGGTCGAAGGTCATTGTATCGTTTTTGCCAGTCTACATCGACTTGAGCAGGTGCTTCTGGAGGCTGCTCTCCCGCGTTTTCTGTCAAAATTTCTTCCATATCAAAGATCTGAATGAAAGGTTAATGATTCTCTTATGAATTCATCAAGGTCAAGTATACGCCTGAGTTCTCGAATCTCTCCTATAAGAGTGTTGAATCGAGCTATGTTCTGCGCTGAATCGAGGGTTTTCTCAGAGAGTTTTCCCTCTTTCTCACGCAGCCGTCGCTTGATTAAAGTCGTTAGCTGGCGGTATCTGCTGTCCTCCTTCAAACTCAGGAGAAACTCCAGGTTGCCCTGCACTGGCTCCTCCACTTCCATCTTCGGGACTTCCGAGGTTGGTTTGGATTTGCTCTTGGAGGAGGACGCTGGTTTCAGCCATTTCATCAGCAATATCTGTTTCGGGGACAATTCCCTCTTTTAGTTTTGCTATACGCTCTTGCGTCATAGCTTTTCTTATATCTTCTGAAAGGCTCTTTTTCTCATCAGTAATAGCCTTTGCATTTTCCTTCTCAACTTCAATAGCAGCTTCCATCTGTAGTTGTTGTGCTACCTGCTGTTGAGCCATCTGTTTAATCTGGTTCATTTCTTCGTCAGTACGAATCAGACCATCTACATCTAATCCTAACCCCATTTTCAAAGGATGAACAAGCTTAGAGAAGTTAACGTATTCACGCATTTCAGGATTTTGCCCTACAACTCCTAAAAATTCCAGAATCTGCTGGTTATTAATTTCTCTCGACATAAACATTTTGTAACTGTTTGCCTTACACTCGTAATCGCCTTTGAGTGAAGGGTCTTGAGAATCCGCCATCAACCAGTGGTAGATCGCAGTGATGTTTTTTGTGATTAGTTCATTAAGAGATCTCACAACAGAAAGTGTCAACCTATTTGAATTCTGGTCAAGAATAGTCATTCCTGTAGCAGTTTTGGTCTGATTGGAACTTCCTTCTCCCATACCTATAGGAACTTGACCACTACTCAAGTCTGTATTCCTCTCTATAATCTTGATTAAATCAGCCAACCCGTTAGTCACATCAGGCACTACAACAGGGCGGAATACGTCATTTACATTTTCTCCTGTCTTGACACGCCATAACTTTCCTGGGTGGACTTCAGTGAAATCATCTTGGGATGCATCGAAAGCGTTAGGTTGAATCGCAATCATGGGCTGACATGCCATTGTCTTTCCTTCGACATACATCCCATAGATGAAATTCATCATACTTTGGTCGTCTCGAATTGCTTCATAAATGCCAGATCCCCAGATAGAATCTTCAGCTTGTTGCCAATACGAGAAATCGAATGGGAGTCTTCCTTCAAAAGGATTAACCATAGCTTGAATCACCTTTGACCCAAGAACTGTTATACAGACAGGGATATGTGCTGGTGCATCCTCAGGTATATCCATAAACTGGGATAAGTCTTCACGACCTAATCCTCTGTGCCATAATTCTAAGACTTCATATTTTTTCGAATGATAGGAGGAATTAATATCCCTTGCAGGTGAATCACTGTTTGTCGACCCTGACATTTGACCTTCATTCTGGTCTATACACTGTTCGATCAAACCTTGATCAATCCGTCCTCCGCTTCTTTGAGCGATTTGTCGGAGTTCTTGTGCTGAGAAGTAACTCCTTTGGACAACGTAATCCATATCAAGCTTAGAAAAAGCACCAGGGCTAGGAAAAACATCCCAGATAGAAACCCATTCCACATGCGGGACAAGCTCTGACTCAGCAATCTGCTCAATTTGTTGTAAAATAGGGTCAGCATTGACAGTTTTATAAACAGGGTAATCAATCTGCTTTA